ACTGAAGGCAAAGAATGTTGCCGGTTATCGTAACTATGACTCCAGTGAATTTGCCCCACAAGGTGCTCTTCTGGACGATGATGATGCGATGGAAGCAATCTGGAAGAAACAGTATTCTCTTGCTGAACTTATTGCTCCAGATCAGTTCAAGACTTATGATGAACTGAAGAAGCGTCTTGATTATGTTCTTGGCAACAAGACTGCTCGTCGCCAAGATCCTGAGGTTGCCGATGAAGAATCAACTTCCCGTGGTCCGGTTCGTGACCTTGATGAAGATCTTCGTACCGAACTGAGTAATCTGAGTTCTACCAAGTCTTCTTCTTATGATGAAGATGATGATGAGGCCCTCAATTATTTTGCAAAACTTGCTGAGTAATAAGATTGGGGAGGGAAACCTCCCCTTTTTTATGGCATTGTGACTCTAGTATTTTCGGTGCGAATTAGAGTTTTATCAACATATTGTGAAGACTTATCATAATACATAATCTTTCTCATATCATTTAAGTATTGCTGTAGGTATCCTTTCTTGAGAATATAAATTGTTCTTTTATTTTCATTTTTTCTTACTTCATATTCATAATTACTAATTCCTGTAACTGGTGCGGGAGTAATATTTTGAGTTGAAATCTTTGGATCTGGAATTGTAAAATTATAATCAACAACTTTACCTGCAGGAAGAATTAAACGACCTTGTGAATCTTTAACTTCTTTAGTTTCATAATGATGTAAAGCATTTAATTGGGTTCCATAAATTTCTTCTGCATAATTATAAACATCCTTATTAGACAAAGGCCATTCATTTCTAATATTAATAATTCCTGCAGTTAGAATTACAACCCAATCCAAGTCTGATCTACCATAAAGTTCTTCTGCCACAGTATCTGGACGAGCACCATCTTGAATTTGATACTTATTAAAAAGAGTAAAAACATTCTGAAGATCATCACGAAGTTTGACTCTACGAAATAAATTCTTTGCACGAATATAAGCATCTGAAGATATTCTATCAACAAAGGGAGATTGATATTCTAGATCTGGTAGTTCTCTAAAGTATCCCATTAGTATCCAACTCCATCGGTTAAAGGAATCTTATTATAATCTTCAAAGTAAATTGGATTCAGTTCTTGAAATGAAAGTGAGAGTCTCATATGAACTGGTGTTGCATCTTCATAAGTTGCATATACATTAGATGCAGCATAATCAACTCCCATATTTACTAACGCGCATGGTTTAAATGAAGGTAAAAATGGATGTTTTTTATTACCTGATTTATAAGTTAATTGAAATACTTCAGGAGAACTAATAAAGAGTCCAGCACCAGTACCACCTGAAGTTTTAGCTGCCATTGATTGTTTGAAAGTTCTTATGATTTGTTTAACTACTGTCGCTTCTTTGTCAAATCTGGGTGCAAGATTGAATGTGAAATTAAAAGATCTTAATTGAACTCCTTGAAATAAAAGTTCCATATTTGAGTTGAGAACTTGACCAGTACTTCTCGCAAGAATTCCTTCTGCAGTCACATTTCCACCAAGAGATCCAACTGCTTTTGCGGCCATATAACTAGTTACCAAATTTTGTGCGTTTCCGCTAGTAAGAACTGATTTTATAGCACCATTTAAATTAGTTAAGGCTCCTGCTGGGTCTCCCTGCATTGCTTTTGTGCCGGCCGCAACTCCAGCAGCTTCTAAAGGATTAATTTCATCTTGTCCCCATTTAACCATATTAGTATCAGAAAGTCCCTGTGGTATGGGAAGAAGAATTTGATACTCTGGATTTTTTAAATTTTCACCTAATGCTTCTGTAGAAGTTCTTTGTAATATATCTGTTTTATTTAAATCCAAACCTGGAGCTTTATATTTGACGACAAGAATCTCAAGATAATCATCCTTTTTGTCTATTCTTTTTTGTGGATATCTATAAGATCCTTTCATTTATCTTTTCTAATTATTTAGACTATGTTTGTAATATTTCCTTATATGGGACATCATGAAGATAATCAAATTCTTCACCTCTTTGAACTCTATGAAAAACTTGATTAGTGACATTTCCCAAAAGATAATTTCTATAATCTGGCCAATGAACATTAAATCCTATGAAGTATGGGGGATTATATGATTCGACAAATATAAGGGGGTGCTTATCATAAAAAATTCTTGGAGTAATTGCAGTATATTCAAAGGTGTATATGCTTCCTGGTCTTGGAAGTGAATCTGTATCATCAAAAACTTCTTGAATAACTGCCATAATTTCACCTGGAGTATCATCTCCTATTGAAATTCTTTGCATCATCATTTCAACCCTGCTCAATTTTTTAGTCGGTGGAGCAGAATTTTGATAATCTCTATCAGATTTTATGAGAGAAATTAATTTTTCTTTTGTTAATCTATCATAATTACTTGTAGATCCTTGTCCAAAATCTGTCTGATAATATAATGTATATTCTTTTGCAATAGCAACTAATTCACTCTTACTATATTCTTCCAGTGATTTTTCGTATCCGGTAAGTGCCATTATTTGATACCTAAGTGATCTTCAGTAAACACTCTGAACTCCCATTGACGATCTTTACAGAACTCTTCTGCAGCTTTCCATTTCGCCTGATTCTTTGCGTACTCCACAACTTCAAAAATATATCCTTTCGTCTTTCTCTTTTGTGGGATTGGTTCTACTGTTTGTTTCTTAGGTTTAATTTCGATGATACATTTTTTAATTTCACCACTACTTTCCTTTACTTTGATATAAAAATCGGGAAAGTATTTATGAATGCGATTATCTATGGGTGATCTATAAGGTAATGCAAAAATTTCACTTCCCCATTCCAAAATAGTTTCATTGAGATCACAATATTTCATGAATTTGCGTTCCCACAAAGACCTGTAAATAATGTTACTATAATCTCCTCGGTATTTCTGGGGATTAGTTGGTTGATATTTTCCTTTATACGACATCTAAATATAGTATAAGACCTTAAAAGTATTTAGAGTGTCCACTGCCCGCCCTCGCAAGATATCGCAGATTAAACCACTTTTTGGTAATCTTGCACAAACCTCCCATTATCAAGTTTCTTTCGGAGCATTACCACGCCCTCTTCGAGATCATTTGAATGTTAGGGGTGTTGATTGGGCGTTTGTTGCTGAAAATGCTGGATTATTGTGTTCTTCTGCATCATTGCCAGGTAGTACTATAGGAACTGCAGATATTGTTGGTGATATTAGTGGAGTCACTGAAAAAATGGCTCATAGTAGAGTATTTACTGCCATAGATCTAACATTTTATGTTGATAGAGAATATAAGATGATTAAATTTTTGGAGCACTGGATAGAATTTATTACTAGTGGATCTAACGCAGATTTAACAAATGAAGGATATTTTTTCAGAATGAAGTATCCCCAAGATTATAAAACAGATACTGTTAAAATCTTAAAATTTGATAGGGATTATAAAAACGAAATTGAATATAATTTTTTTAAATTATTCCCCATTTCATTATATTCTCCAACAATTGCATATAATGATTCTCAAGTATTAACTGTAACTGCATCGTTTAATTATGAAAGATATGTTTGTGGTTCTACTAGAAGTGTAGACATTTCTTACTTGAGAGGTAATAATTTAATACCTCAAAATGTAACTGCAGCCACATCAGCATCTACATCGGTAAATAATTCCAATAATCTTGCAACTGGAAGACAAGAAATGATTTGGAGAAATCTTAATCAAGGTACTGGAAGACTAGACGATCCAAGACCTAGGGGAATTGGTGGACCTATCAACCCTAGCCCAGATGCAAAGGCAGTTTCTAATAATACTAGTCCAAATGATGCTGGATGGTTTAGAACGCTATAAATAGAAGCACCTGAATTCTATAGGTTATTATGCCTTTACCAAAGATTGCGACTCCAATTTATGAGTTGGAAATTCCATCATTAAAGAAAAATATTAGATATCGTCCATTTTTAGTTAAAGAAGAAAAAATCCTCATTATTGCAATGGAAAGTGAGGATAGTAAGCAAATTGCAAATGCAGTCAAAACAGTAATTTCGAACTGCATCTTAAGCAAAGGAATTAAGATTGATGATCTTGCCACATTTGACATTGAATATTTGTTCTTAAATATTCGTGGCAAATCAGTTGGTGAAACTGTTGATGTATTGATTACTTGTCCAGATGATAATGTGACAAAAGTTCCTGTCAGTATTAATCTAGATGAAATTTCAATACAAGAACAAGAAGGTCATAATAAAGATATTAAATTAGATGATACTTTGACTATGAGAATGAAGTATCCTTCTATGGCAGAGTTCATTAAGAATAATTTTAACAATGGAGAGGGAATTGGTGTTAATGAATCATTTGATCTAATTTGTGCATGTATTAATCAGGTATATTCTGAAGAAGAGTCATGGATTGGAAGTGAATGTTCTAAGAAAGAACTTTCCGAATTTGTTGATCAATTAACTTCCAAGCAATTCAAACAAATTGAGAAGTTCTTTGAAACAATGCCAAAACTTTCTCATAATATTCAAATTAAAAATCCAAATACTGGTATTGAAAGTGAAGTTGTACTTGAGGGACTTCCTGCTTTTTTCGTGTAAGTATGGCGCATAATGATCTTGCGTCATACTTCCGTACTAATTTTTCTTTGATGCAACACCATAAATATTCATTAACAGAACTTGATAATATGATTCCTTGGGAAAAGGAAATTTATATTACACTTTTACAACAATACATTGAAGAAGAAAATCTTAAAAATCAGCAATCCTAATGGCAGTTCTACCATCACCACTTTCCAATTCCATTCAAGGTATTAATGAAAGTACCGTATCGGGAAGTGTTTTTGGTGGAAACAAGCAAGATCCAGAAACAAAATCTAGACTTCAATCACTTTCATCTTCAATAGTAGCATTACAAAATCAAATTAATGAATTAAATAAAAATAATATTAGTAATGTTGGAGTTTTTGCAAATTTTCAACAATCTTTTGCTAATCAAATTGATAGTGTAAGACTTCAATTGAGTAAAGTTGATCAAACTTTAGAATCAGTTGCAACTATAATTACAAGTGAAAGTGCTATTGAGAGTCAAAAAAATCGTTATGAAGAAGAGAAAGAAAAAAGATTAGCAGAAGCAGGTGCAAGGGGTGGAAAAGAAAGTCTTTTAGAAACTAAAATTCAAAATGCCTTATCAGAACCAGTAAATCGTATTGGAAATAAGGTTTCATTTGGATTCCAGAATTTAATGTCTTTCATAACGACATTACTTGGGGGATGGTTAACTCTTGAAGGAATCAAGGCGATCAAAGCTTATCAAGATGGTGATAAGAAACAACTTGATGATATTAAAAATTCTGTAATTAAAACACTTGCAATTGCTGGTGGTATATTTGGTGTTATTAATTTTGGTATAGGTCGTGTTATTACTACTATTATTGGTCTTGCAGCAAAAATTGGAAAATTTGTAGTTGGTGGATTAATTATTAAACCATTCCAAGCAGTTATGACTGGTATTGGAAATGCTGCCAATGGTATTTTTAGAGGAAATAAACCACCAACACCACCACCAAAAGGACAAAAAGGACCAAATCCTGCCGGTGGTAAATTTAATGTAATTGGTGGATTTATTAATGTTGTATCTGGTACATTAAACTTTTTGAATGGTGAAAATGTTGATGCTGCACTTAATGCATTAACTATCTTACCAATTGGTGGTAGATTTGGAACTGGACTTAGAGTTGCTGCAGGAACAATGGTTGCATTAGATGAAATAGCAGAATTTCTTGGTGGAAATTTAACAGGTGCAGATCCCAAACTATTAAAGGAAAAAAAGGAAGAATTAAAGAAAGCACAAGAAGCAGAAAAAAATAAAAATAAACTTAAATCATCTTCAATTAAAAAATCTGAACCACCAAAACCAGAAGCTGCTAAACCTGTCCCAACAACTTCTATGATTCCACCTGCAAGTAATTTGCAGATTAAAGCACCAGAAACACCTAAAAGTGATAAACCTTCACCACCGCCAGCACCAGCAACTTCTGCGCCAGCACCAAGTTCTACATCAGCGCCAGCACCAGCAACTTCTGCGCCAGCACCAAGTTCTACATCAGCGCCAGCAACAACTTCTGTATCAGCACCAACACCTGCAATAAGTTCTACATCAGCATCAGCAGAAGCTTCTAAACCAGCACCAGCACCAAGTTCTGCATTACCACTAACACCAACGCCAGCAGAAACTTCTTCAAAACCTTCTACACCAGAGATAACTCCAGCACAAACAACAAAGATGCAAACTGTGCCATTTAATATTGGGCCAGAACCTGAACCAAAACCAAATATAGTTTATGCTCCTTCTAGTTCTTCTGCTCCTCCACAACAGCAACCATTGAAAAGTGGACCTGCAAGTGATGTTCCTGCCATTCCTTCTTCTAATCCTGATAATTTCTACACATTATATTCACAAATTAATTATAATGTGGTAATGTAATATGGCAATTACATCTTCAATTAATTTGGATAAAGTATCAAGTGGAATAAAATCCCTTAATACTGGAATGGGGCAGTTAAAAAAATCTGCAGATAATATAAAAACCGTTTCTCTGAATAAAACAAGAATAAAAAGAGAATCGATTGCTAGAAATAGAATGCTCGGTACTATGAGAGAGGAGGCAGTTAGAAGAAAGGATCAAGAAAGTATAATCGAAGCCTCTGGTATTAGTGGAGCATTTAAAAGAAGTGGAAAAGTTATCGGTGATAGTACAAAAGGATTTCTTGGTAGATTATTAGATTTTGCATCTAGCCTTTTACTTGGTTGGTTACTTTACAATTTGCCAACAATTATGACGGCAATTGAAGATTTGATTACCAGAATTAGAAATTTATATGGAATATTAACTGATTTTATGGTAAATATTAAAAATACATTTATAAATTTTGGGCAACTTCTTTCTGCCGTATATCAAGATATTACTCAATTTGATTTCACTGATCAATCAAAAAGAGTTCAAAATGCAATGAATGATTTGAGTGCAAATATGGATTCTATGCATGATGAATTTATGAGGGGATTTGAGTTACTTACAACTCCTCTTGGACAAGGACCTGGAGAAAAAGAAGTTCCACCATTAAATACTGATTATACTCAAGATGCTCCTACTACTGGTGGTGATGTATCTGGATATGGAACTAAAGAACAACAAGCATTATTAAAAACTATTAGATTTGCTGAAGGAACTGCAGGACCTACTGGTTATAGTATGTTTTTTGGAGACAAATATGGAAAATCAAAATATGGAGATTTGACGAAACTAAGTGCCAATGAAGTTGAAAAATTAGTCACTAAATTTTTAAAAGACCCACAATCACAATTTGGTAATGGGCAATCTTCTGCCGCTGTTGGTGCATATCAAATTATTGATATTACAGCAAAGGCAAGATCTTTGGGAATGGATATGAATCGAAAATTTGATCAAAATTTTCAAGATGAAATGGCACTTCGTCTCGCTGCTGCAAGTGGTGTAACTGCCGAAGTATTGAAAAGAGAAGGTCTTAGTGACTCAGTTATTAAAAAACTCTCTCCAGAATGGGCATCTTTTCCCGGAAATACTTATGGTCAACCAACAAAAAGATCTAAAGACTTAAAATCAACTTATCAATCTTCTTTGAGTTCACAACCAGCACCTGCAATTACTACTAAAGCAACATCAAAATCTACTGGTGGTGGTAAAATTGTTCAATACTTGCACGGAGATCGTAGTAGACCTGGATATAGGGAAGATCATAAGGATCACGATCATTTTAGTTTTACAACTCGGGATGCTGCAGTTAAAGCGTTCAAAGCACTTCAAGCTGCTGGATATAAACCATATGAATTTGAAGGATTTGGTAGAGTTGGAGGACATTCTGACACAGGGGGACATTATGGTCCTGTAGGGGCAAAACCAACAAAAAGTGACTCAAGTGATGGAGCTGCTTTTGATATTCCATATTCATCATATGGTTCTGGACCAATTGGTAAGGCTGATTTTGCAAAATCACTCAAAGCTTATCAAATAGTATCTGCAGCAATTGGTGCCGGGGGAGGTGAAATTACTCCATCATCAACACCAGCGCAAGTCTCACCGAAAAATCAACCAGGACAAAATGTTCCTTCAGTCGCACAAGATAAAAGAGGTCAACAAATTATGGTTGTAGATGATCGCCAACCATCTGCACCACAACGAGTTTCTTCAGGTGGTGGGAGATCACAACCACAAACGATACCCTTTGAAGATTCGTTAAATAGTCTTATTAAGAATCAAATACTTCTAGAGCTAGCGTATACCTAATGGCAGCAATTAATAAGTCAGTTTATGAAGAATTGACTATAGAATCGAACGATCAAAAAAGAACTGCTGATATTAGACAGGGTGCGGTATCTATTGATTATTATGAAGATATTTTTTCACCAACAATTACTGCAAAGATTAGAATAGTTAATACGGGAGATGCTATTCAAGCGCCCGATAAAGAAGGGAATCCTGATGGAGAAAAACAATCAATTTATAATGGTCTTCCTCTTCGTGGTGGTGAAAGAGTTTCATTAAAAATTACAGGAAACTCTACTAAAAATCCAGGATTGGATTTTGCAACGAACGAAAAGGATTACCTATATGTCTCAAGTATTACTGATATTGTAACAGAATCTCAAAGAGAAACATTTCTTTTGAATTTAACTTCCAGAGAAGCAATTACCAATGAGACTTCAAGGGTTGGAAAAAAATATAAAACAAGTTCGACAATTGATGCTTCGGTAACAGATATTCTTAAAAATTATCTAAAGACTGAAAAGATTGGTAAAATTGATAAGACTCAGAACAAATATGGATTCATCGGTAATCTAAGAAAACCATTTACAATTTTAGTATGGTTAGCATCTAAGGGAGTTCCTGCAGAAATTTCTGGAGATGCAACAGCAGGATTCGTATTTTATCAAACAAAGGAAGGATTTCAGTTTAGATCTATTGATAGTTTAATTTCACAAAAACCAGATAAGATTCCAACATACATTTATACTCAGGTTAATCAATCTGGAATTGAAAGAGATAATGATTTTAATATTCTTAATTATAAAACAGAAAGAAATCAAAATCTACTTGAAAAATTAAGACTTGGTTCTTATGCAAGTTATCGTATGTTTTATAATCCATTAACATTCGAATTCACTGATCCACAGAAGGGTACATTTACGACTGATGATTATATAAGTGGGGTAAAAAATCTTGGTCAGAAACTTGAATTGCCAAAAATTTCAAATAGTTCAAATGTTGATCTTGGACATATTCCAACCAGATATTTGACTCAAGTTTTAGATATTGGAACTATGGAAAAAGATGTATCCACTGATGTAAACTCAGATCCATTTAAATATCAATCTCAGGCAATCATGAGATACAATATGCTCTTTACTCAAACTATGAGTATTATTGTACCTTCAAATACAAATTTAAAAGCAGGAGATATTATTGAATGTAAATTTCCAAAAATCTCAAGAGGAGATAAGGAAGAATATGATAAAGACCAAAGTGGTCTATATATGATAAAAGAACTATGTCATCATTTTGATACTGATGCATCGTATACTTCAATGAAGTTGATTAGAGATACTTTTGGAGCACATGGAACGAACGATAAATGATACAAGAATCCTTATTAAAAACTAATTTTCTAGGAAGAGACGGATTTCGTTGGTGGATCGGACAGATTCCACCAGAGAGTGCTCATGGTGGACAAATTAACGGAGCAGGGTGGGGAAATAGATTTAAAGTTCGTATTATGGGATATCATCCCTATGATCTTACAGAACTTCCAGATGAAGATTTGCCATGGGCGCAATGTTTACTTCCAACAACATCTGGAACTGGTGCTGGCAATAATGCGACCAGTGTAAAGATTTCTCCTGGTGATGTTGTTTTTGGATTTTTCTTAGATACTGATAATGCACAGACTCCTGTAATTATGGGATGTTTTGGAAGAACTTCACAGGTTCTTACTTCGAATACTTCAGGACCATTTCAACCATTCACTGGATATACTACTAAGATTAAAAATGATGGCACTGCTGTAAAAAAAGATCAGTCAAGTGAACAAAATGCAAAGTCTCAGAAATCTCCGAGACATGTATCTCCAGAACAGGCAAAGAATATTGCAACTGATGAGATTTCATACTTCAGTGCGATTGGGGATAAGATTCAACTTGCAAATACTGTAAGTAATACTACAATTAACAAAATCTCCACAGAAGTTGGTAATTTGTTGAATAAGATTAAAGCACCTGCAATCTTTACAAATATTAAAAATGAAATTAATCGCGTAACTGATAAAATTCAGGCGATTACTAATGGATTGGTGGGTAATATGGTGAATAAATTATTCAAAAAACTTGCACCATTACTCAATCAAGGATTAAAATTATTATATCAACAAGTCTACAATTTAGTTTTTCTTGCAACAAAAAATCCCGCAATTGCACATGCAGCTGGAGTATCGGCACAAACTGTAATGGTTTCACCAGTTCAAGCATTGCAGAAAGCAATTCCTTGTGTAACAGGTTCTATTATTAGTGCGTTAGGAAGTGTTGTCAAAGAACTTCTCAATTCTATGATTGATAATGTTCAAAATTTTGTAAGTTGTGCGGCGAATCAATTTACAGGCGCACTTGTGAATGATATTATTGGAAAAATATCAAGTGGATTAAGTTCTGCAATCGGTGGAGTTGAAAAAATTCTTCAATTTTTTCCTTCTTTTAGTGTTGGTAGTTTCTTAAGAACAAGTTCTGATGCAATCAAAGGTCTTGTTGGATTATTTGATTGCAATCAAAGTAAAGGAAAGGCAAATGGTATTGTTGATCAGTGGATAATTGGGCAAGGGCCTTCAAATGTACCCGCACCAGATTTTGCAAAAATTCTAGAAAATGCAAATGTTGCCATGGGAGTCGGACAAATCCCAAATATTGAAACAGTTGCTTCAAGTGATCAGATAGTTTTAGATAATTTCTTATCCAGCGTCATTGTCCCATCTACAATTAGTGCTAGCACAAACAGTATTACATTACCAAATCTTACTGGAATAACCACTGGAGGTTTTATTACTTCTGGAACTGGTGAAATAATGCAAATTAGTAGTTTCAATTCAAATACAAATGAAGTATCAGTAACAAGAGCATATTCGGGAATTGCCACAAATTATATAAGCGGATCATCATTCAATGTAATTAATAATATACCTCAAGAATCTCTGACAAAATCAGTTCCTCAATCTTCGTTTAATCAAATATATGGTGCATTTGATATCTTTAATTCTGCAACAAGTATTCCATCTGCTAATGGGTGTTATACTGGACAACCTACCTCGTGTGGTCCACCAGTAATTAATATTTTTGGAGGAGGGGGAACAGGATGCACAACAATTCCTTTATTAGGAGCAATTGTTGGATCTACGGGAAGTATTATTGGAGCAAAAGTGACAAATGGTGGATCTGGATATAGATTCCCACCATTTGTAGAAATAGTTGATAATTGTAATCAAGGATATGGTGCTGTAGCGAGAGCAACAATTAATGATTCTGGAGAAGTAGATTCTATTTACATTGTATCAGAAGGTGAAAATTATTCAATTGACACAATTCAAAATTATGTTGTAACTAATGTACTAATTCAAAATCCTGGAGAAAATTATACTTCAAACGATACCATAACTGACAATTTTGGAAATAATTATCCAATTCAAGTATCTAATGGAACAATTGCTAAGGTAACTCCAAGTATTGATACTACAAAGCAAATAAATACTTTTATCGTGAATGATCTACCAATCCTTACAGTCAATTCTGAAACGGGATCTGGTGCTGTACTTAGACCAATACTTGATATAAGTGTTATGACTTCTGCAGAATTCCAAGGTGAAGTAAAACAAGTAATCGATTGTGTAACATAAAATGGGCAATGAAAGACCTCTTTATAAACAAAACTGGCAAGGAAGAAGTATAGTCAGTTTTGGTCCAAAATTTAGATTGGACATGAACAATCCTACAATGGGATTGAATGGTACTGATGTCTATAATCTTTATGCAGTAACAGATAGTAAAGATGTTTGTATTACCGGATTAAGTGAAGGTGGAACTTATAAGATCTATAATGATCATTCAATAGAATTGATTGGTGGTCAAAAAAGTCAATCAAATGGTGTAGATATTGTAATCACTGGTAGAAATGGTGATATATGTATTACAGCAGAAAAGAATGGGAGAGTAAGAATTCGCGCTCAAAACATTATGATTGATGCTGATGAAGATGTGGATATTAAAGCGGGAAGAAATATTACATTAGATTCTGGTTCGGGAAGACTTTTGATTAAAGCAAACAAAGCAGATTGTGATTCATTGGATGGAAATCTTGCACCAAAAGGATCTAGTTTTGGAGAAATTGCTTTTGCCGGAACTTATGTTGGTGCAGATATTATTACGAAAACATTTAGTGGTGGCATAACTTCAATTATAGGACTGTAAAATGGCAGATATTTTAGTTACAGGACAAGAAGCATACTTTAATGAAGACGCCAAATTCTTTAAAGATGTATATGTTTATGGAAATTTATATGCTTTTGGTGAAGGTGGAGTTGGTGGAGTTGGGGTTGGAAATTTTACTGGATCAGTAACAATACCTGAAAATCTTTTTGTTGGGGGAATTTCTACATTTGTTGGAAAGGCTAATTTTCTATCTGATGTTAATATTGAAAATTTACAAGTTGGTATATTAACAGTAACTAAAAAATTTGATGTTGGAGTTGGTGGAACAGTATTAACTGTATCTGTTGCTACTGGAAACCTTGGAATTGCAATTACTAATCCCAGAGAAAAAGTTGATATTATTGGAACAGCATTAATTAGTAACAAATTAGGAATTGGTAATGCATCGCCACAACAAGCCCTTGATGTCACCGGAATAGCATTAGTTAGCAACAAATTAGGAATTAATAGTACATCACCAGAACAATCTCTTGATGTTATTGGAAATGTAAAATTTTCAAGTCAATTATATGATTCAACAAATAATCCGGGAGTAATAGGAGCATTTTTAACAAAAGATGCTCAGGGAATTAAATGGACTCCATTTGAACCTTCTTTTGTTGAAGGTATATTTGTTTATAATGAAGAAGTTTTGGTCGGAGTCAATTCCTTTAGAGGTCTCAATTTAAAAACTGGAAAAGGTACTGGAATTACTACAGATCCAATTCAAGGATTTATAAATCCTACCAGTCCTTCAATTGCCGATATTTATGTTTATGATTTTTGGGATATTATTGATGGGACTAAAAACATTTATAGAAATTCTTATGTTGGAATTGGAACTTCACTTCCTAAATTTAATCTAGATGTTTTAGGATCTGTAGGTATAAGTACACTTTTAATCGTTGGTGGTGCTACAAGTCTTGCTAGCACTTTAGATGTTACTGGTATTACAACTTTAAGAAACCAATTAATCGTTGG